AGGGTGCAAGCGACTGTTGGAAATTCAACTTATGTTGCAAGTATAATAAACCCAACTAATAGCTCAGCTCAATTTGGATTAAATGTAATTGCTGGGAATACTGATACGGCAAGAATTTTAACCTGTGGAAATGGTACACAAACTATATTAGTTGTAAAAGGGAATAGAAGCATAAATATAAATCCAGCAGTGCCACAAGGAAATTACGCAACTTTATTTGTTGGAAATGCTTTTGGCGGGCTTCCAACTCTTTTAGTAAAAGGTAATGGGGCAACTTCGGAAATAACTTTTCAAACTCAAAACTCAAGTGGAACTGCTTTATTGACTACGTTAGACAATGGCAACGTATTAATAAACACAGCCACAGACGTAACAAGTTCTATTTTAACAATAAATTCAACAACAAAGGGGGTTTTATTCCCACGAATGACAACAACACAAAAAAACGCAATTAGTTCGCCAGCCTCAGGACTTGTTGTTTACGATACAACACTCGGTAAACTTTGTGTTTATGGTGCGGCATCTTGGGAAACAATAACATCAATATAAATATGACAACTATAGAAACAATAACAGTGCCAACTAAAGGCAACGGAAATTTATTCGAGTTAACGGCTTTGAATTTTCCAATGAACCCACAATCAGTATCTTTTTACTGGCAAGTATTTTCAAGCGAAATCATTGATGAAGTGTTAACACCAACGCAATGCGTAATTGATGGCAACATTACTATGGATGCTGAAACCTACGCACAATGGGGTGAAAATGATGACTATTGCATAGAATGGGCGTGTAATTTACTTAACTTTGTAATCGTATGAAAATAGATTTAAATAAATTATTGTTAGATTTGGACGGCAAAGAAATTGCGGATTCAAATATCGGAAAAATTGTGGCTCAAATGTTAGTGCAATCTACAAAGGGAGATGCACTAAAATTTTGGGATTGGGCGTTAAAATTAAATAAAGGCGAAGTAATCGACTTAGATAAATCAGACCAAGAAGTATTTAAAAACTTTATTAAAGATTCTGAACACTTAACAATCTTAAGCAAAGCGCAGATTTTAGAATTACTATGAGCCTACCAATTTCATTTGAAGAATTTAAAAAGAACCCGATAGCGGCGGTGGCTTTTTGCATGCTTTTAATTGTGGGTTATCTCTACTATGAATCCGAGAATACAAAGAAAGCCATTATTTCAAAGTGTGAAAGCGAGAATGTAAAAATGGGCGATAGATTGCATAAAATGGAACGTCAACAAAAACAAAGTGATTCTTTACTTGCCGTTTATTCCTATGAAATTAAATTTTATTTGAATGCTATCGAAGGGTATTCGCAAACAATACAAAAATGAAAAAAGATACACTTGATTTGATAGGCATATGGCTTGGAGTTGCAACTGGTTTTGTCGTTACAATTTTACCACTATTACAATTTATTGCCGTATGTTTAGCGATTGCGGTATCTATAAAGAAACTATTTTTTAATAAAAAGAAAAATGAAAATATTTGAAATATTCAAAGGTGATAAGGGTGAGTTTTCCTCAAAGCGAATGATAGGCATTATAGGTGGCTTTGCTTTGATAGGTGCTATGCTTTACCACAACACCGATAAACTAATAGAAAGCGTGGAATGGGTTGTTATTCTAACATTGGGATTCACAAGCGTAGATAAATTTGGAAACAATGGAAAACAATAAGTTCGCACTCGACCGACTTTCTTTTGCGGGTATTTCTTTGCCTACATTTAAAGAAAATAAAACAAAAGGTTACACAACTTTTGGCGAGGACAATCTTTACCCTCAAAAATTGATTGACCTTTACAACAAAAGCCCTAAACATAATGCTATTGTCAACCAAAAATCGTCCTATATTGCGGGTGAATCATTTGAAATTTATGCAGATGACACGCTAAAAAAGGCAAAGGCATTTGACAAGTTAAGAAATATCAATGCATTTGAAGATTATGAGTCTTTTAATACCAAGATTTCACAAGATTTTGAACTATTTGATGGCTATTATATTGAAGTGATATGGAATAAAGCCAAAACAGAGATAGCAGAATTGTATCATTTGCCATTTCAGAATGTTAGATTGGGCAAAGATTGTGCGTATTACTCAGAAGATTGGTCAAATAGTCGTGAAGCCGTAATCGAATATCCTTTGTTTAACCCTACAACAAGGGAAAATAAACAAGTATATGCGTTTAAAATGTATCGTGCTGGTCAAGGGAAATATCCTTTGCCATCTTATATAGGTGCTTTAAAGTACATAGAGATTGACGTAGAGATAGGTAACTATTATTTGAGTAATATCAAAAACGGATTCTTTGCACAGACCGTAATTCAAATGTTCAAGGGACAACCAACGCCTGAGGAAATGAGAATTGCAAAGCGTCGTTTCAAAAAGAACTATCAGGGTGCAGAAGCCGAAGAAAGTGGTGGTCTTATCATTATGTATAATGAGCAGAACGAAAAACCTGCAGAAATTACGAACTTACAACCATCGGACTTTGACAAACAATTTCAACAACTTAACGACCAAGTACAAGAAGAAATCTTTGTAGGGCATAGAGTAAGCACACCCGTTATTTTTGGAATAGCAACACCTGGCACATTGGGTCAGCGTAATGAGATTATCGAAGGTTACGAGTTATTCCAAACTTCTTATATTGAACCCCGCCAAAAAATAAAAGATTCGTCTTTTAACGTGGTATTTCAATATATGGTAGACGCTAAAATAAAAACTACTAACAAGCCACCAATTGGTCAGGATTATATTTTATTATTTGAAAAAGGTATTCTTGACAAAAACGAAGTTCGCAAAGAATTAGGTTTTGCCATTGTAGAAGAAGTTGCAATGTCTAAAAAGCAAAGCGACCAAGATGTTTTAAATTTATTTGCTGAGTGTGGTGTGTCAAAGAATGACTATGAACTTTGTAAATTTGAATTTGCAAGTGCATCCGAAACTGCCATTCTACAAATCTTAAATGCAAACGATGGCATAACCGTAGGCGAAATTGCAAAGTACGTTAACATTGACGCACAGAAAGTAATGGACGCAATCACTCAAATGATTGACGATGGCTTAATTAATTCCGAGAATGGTAAACTTTCAACTTCTACAAAAGGTACACGTGAACTTTCAAAAAGTGTAGACACTCAAATAGAACTAAGATATGAGTATGGCTTAGACGCTGCCTTTACTGGTGAGCCTGAATTGATAGATACCAGCCGTGATTTTTGCAGACAATTAATAGGATTAAATCGTTACTACACACGTAAAGAAATTGACACGATTTCAAGCCGTGTAGATAGAGACGTTTGGAAGGAACGTGGTGGATGGTACACTATACCTGATACCGACGTACACATTAACCATTGCCGTCACGCTTGGAATAGTAAATTAGTAAGGAAAAAATTATGACAAACTTTGTTTATTTAATCAGCACTACTTATCTTAAGGATAATAGCCCTATCAACGAAAACGTTGATGATAAATTACTAAAATCCGCTATCAAAGAATCACAAGAAATTTACATTCGTGATATCATTGGTAGTGGGTTGTACAATGAATTGCAAACTCAAGCGTTTGCGGGGACATTATCGGCTAATAATACGAACCTTTTAGACACTTATATTGCACCTTGCTTAAAGTACTACACATTGACAGAATCAATGCTTCCTATGACCTTTAAAATGCTAAATAAAAGCGTTGCAAGTAGGAATAGTGAGAACGCTACACCAGTTACTATTGACGAAATGACAATGATTGAACGACGTTATAGAGATAAAGCTGAGTACTATGCTAATAGATTGCGTGATTATTTACTTGCGAATACCAATATATTTCCATTATTTTTAAATAGTGGTGCAACAAGTGATACCATTTTCCCTCAGGACGTTCAAGTTTTCGGGGGCATTTATTTACCAAACAATGACTGCGAAGAAAGATACTATTTTATCCGACCATAACGGCAAAGTAAGACAAAAAAACGAAGCCAAACTTTTAAAATTTATCAATGACTCTAAACCAAATAATTCAACAAGTCCAAACGGCAGCAGAAAGCCACCAGCAAATAAATAAATTTGTTTGTGGCGAGAATGCAATGGCAGAAGAAGAAGTAAAATTCTATCCTTTAGTGTGGCTTGTGCCAAATGGTTTTGACTTTGATAGCGAAGGTAAAACGGTAACCTATCAATTTTTATTGATGGTCATTGACAGACACTTTGAAAGTCAATCTAATTTGATAGAAATTTTATCGGACACGGCTTTAATTTTACAAGACATTATTACATTATTAAAAAGAAATTCATATGAAGAATCAATCGGATGGTCAACAAACGCAAAAGCAGAACCTTTCATCGACGGCAAAACTGACGTCATTGCTGGTTATGGGCTTGAAATTAGCTGCGTTGTACCTTATCTTGAAAGCTATTGCGACATTCCTTTGTAATGTGGGCGGTGGTTCTAATATTTCCCGTAGCTTTGTTGATACTACTTACAAAGTGGAGTACAAAGAAAAAATTAAAACTATCCAAACGCAAAAAATCAAAATAGAAAAAAGATATGACACGTTATTTATGTATTTTCTTGACAGTCCTTATAGTACCAAACTACTCGATAGCACAATCACTATCCATAGATTCATCGACTCTCAAGAATGCAAACTACTATCTAATTAAAGGTGCGAAGGCAAGGGAACTAAATTTGATTTATCAAAAACGCATTGCAACTGATTCAGCGTTAATTGAATTTCAAGATAGTTTTATTTCTGATTTGGAGTTTGTCATTTGCGAAATTGACCAAGAACAAAAATCTTTAAAAAAATATTCATTATACGCCACTATTTATTCAATAATTGTGACGCTATTTCTTTTCAAATGAAAAACAATGTACATATTTTTACCGTTCCTTTTGAGCAAAAAAAGGTTCTTTTACTTAGTGATTTGCATTGGGATAACCCGAAGTGCAATAGAGTACTATTAAAAAAACATTTAGATTTAGCACTGAAAGGTGGTCACGATGTGTTATTAAACGGAGATACTTTTTGCTTGATGCAAGGTGCATATGACCCTCGTAAATCAAAAGCCGACATAAGACCAGAACACAACGTAAATAGTTACTTAGATGCAGTTGTAAACGATGCAATTGATTGGTTTAAACCATACGCCAAAATTATCAAAGTAGTTGGTTATGGCAATCACGAAACTAACATAATTAAAAGACAAGAAACAGACGTTATACAACGTTTTGTTTTTGGGTTAAACCGTGAGTGTGGAACTGAAATACAAGCTGGTGGTTATGGTGGTTGGATTGTTTATCAATTTAAAGACCAAACAATAAGAAAAACATTTAAGATAAAATATTTTCACGGTTCGGGTGGTGGCGGACCAGTTACACGTGGCGTTATTCAATTTAATAGAATGTCTACCTTTATAGATGGTGCAGACATGATTTGGATGGGACACGTTCACGAATGCAACGAGGTAATTTATACATCAGAATTTTTAAATAAACATCACAATGTTGAACTTCGCAATATTTTGATGGTTAGAACTGCAACTTACAAAGAGGAATATAACAAAGGGTTAGGGGGTTGGCACGTTGAACGTGGGGCAACGCCAAAACCATTAGGGGGGCGTTGGTTAGAATTAAACCCTGAACGAATAATCAAAAATAAAGTTGAAACGGTTACACTTAACGCAATGACTTATCGAGCATGAGCAACATAAACCCCATACACTACAAAGGCGAAATCGAGTGCATAGACGCTATCAAATCTACAATGTCTCAAGAATCATTTAAGGGCTATTTAAAGGGCAATGTAATGAAATACATATGGAGATATGAACGCAAAAACGGACACGAAGATTTACTAAAGGCACAATGGTATTTAAACAAATTAATCAATGAAACTAAAACAAATAATCTTTAACGACTACTATAAAGAAGTCGCACCCAAAAAACAAATCTACTTGCATCACACTGCTGGTACTGGCAAAGGCGATAATGTTTTCGCTATTTGGGAAAATGACAAAATCGGTAAAATAGGCACGTGTGTAGTTATCGGACGTGATGGCACTATCTTTCAGGGCTTTAAATCTGAGCATTGGGCGTATCACTTAGGTCTAACAAGCGCACCTTTTAAAGCAAATGGACTACCATTTTTGCACTTGGATAAACTTTCAATAGGTATTGAAATAGTAAATTGGGGTTACCTTATAAAAAAAGGTGATAAATTTTATAGTTATGTAAATTCAGAAGTACCGGTAGACCAAGTGTGCGAACTTGCAACACCTTATAAAGGTCAAAAGTACTGGCAAAACTACACAGATGAACAAATAGAATCGGTTGTTGAGTTGTTAAAACTATGGAAAACTAAATACGGAATTGATTTAACTTATAACCCAGATATATGGGACGTTACTAAACGTGCGTTAAGTGGTGAGAATGGCGTTTTTACGCACAATAGCGTACGCAAAGACAAAGCCGATGTTTACCCTCATCCAAAACTTATTGAAGCCTTAAAAGCGTTATGAAGCAAGTTGATTTATCTGACATAGGCGTAAAGAAATCGTTATTTGATGATTTAAAAACCCCTGACATTAACGGTATTATTGTTGATTGGGGCAATGATTTAATTACGGCACTACGAGATAAATTAGCAAAGAACAAATCGAATGCAAGTGGTTCACTTTCTGCCGACATTAAGCCCGTTATTCGGGCAAGTGCAAAGGGAGTGAACTACATTGTATTAATGAACGACTACTATATTAACGTCGAAGAAGGTCAACAACCTAAACAAGTAGCGTACAAAGATATTTTGCAATGGATGAAGGATAAGCGACGTTATGGCGTGTTTAAATCAGCTTTCAATAAAGGTATGGAAAGTGTAATTGCAAAAATAATTGTTAGAAACATAGGTCAAACTGGCACAAAAGCACGTCCATTTATTGCACCAACCTTAAATCAAAAGCGTTTAGATACGCTATCCCAGTCAATTGCTGACCACTTAGCAACAAAAATATTTACATAAATTGTAAAATAAATTTGCATATTAAAAAACTTTTTGTATTTTTGCTACATGGAAATACAAGAAGTAATCAATCAAATCAAATTAAACAAGCGTCACGGCATCGTTTCTAAGGTGTCAAAAAAGACTGGCATTTCTATGCCTACGGTTAAGAAATATCTTAACGGTGATGTAATTCAACCAAAAGCATTAATGGTTTTAAATGCTGCACTTCAAATCATTAAAGAGGAAAGAATATGAGTTACGTTGTTTTTTCCCTTGCAAAATGCCATTTGTGTGATGGTGATTATGATTTTGAATACGACGCTGAAATTGTACAACAACTAATCATTGACGAATACCCTGAGGATTTAATTCATTATACCTTTGTTAGTCACGACGAAGATGGTCTACGAGACGAAGCCATTGACTGGCATTTATTTGACGATATGGGAAATAGAAGATTAACCGAAATAGTATTAGAACTTAAAAAACAAAACAAAATATGAAAGAACTATTTTTATCAGTAGCAAATTTTCAGGCTGAATGCCCAAAGATTAGCAAAGACGCAAACAACCCATTTTTCAAAGGTTCAAAGTATGCGACGTTACCACACATTTTAAATGTTATCACCCCTATTCTTAAAAAGAATGGTTTAGTTATTGTGCAGCCCGTTATAAACACTTGTGTTGTAACTAAATTAATTCACATAGATAGTGGTCAAATTTTAGAAAGCGTGTACGACATAGTTTGTAAAGATGCAACCAACCCACAACAAATCGGCTCGGCAGTTAGTTATGCACGTCGTTATTCTATTTCAAGTATTTTAAATCTAAATATTGACGACGACGACGACGGGAATAGTGCAACTGGCAACGTACAAAGTAAACCTTTAAGCAAAGAAGAACTAACACCAAAGCATCCTAATTGGGCAAAAGCAAAAGAACATTTGCAAACTGGTGGTTTGTTAGAAGACATCGAACGCAAGTACACTATAAGTGCAGATAATAAAAAGTTATTGATTGCAGCTAAATGAAATTTTAATTTAGATTTATGGACATTACAATAACAAGCGACGAAAGTAAATGGCTCAAAGTACGTGAAGGTAAATTCACGGCATCAGAAATTCACAAGCTAATGGGTACTCCGAGAAACAAATCGGAGTACCTTTCTGAAACTGCAAAGTCATTTGTTTACGACAAAGCAAGTGAGCTATTAACTGGTATTAGAAAGCCAATTTGGGGCGAAGCGTTAACGTGGGGAGTTGAAAACGAAAAAGAAGCGTTCGAGGTATTCCAACAAAACCAAGATGAATTTTACACTTATTACGGTGGCGAGACTTACACCTTTATTCCCTATGGTCAATACTCAGGTTATAGCCCTGACGCACTTGGTGGTAATTGCATAGTCGAAATTAAAAACCCTTTCAATAGTGCCATTCATTTAAAGAATCGCTCAATTAAATGTGCTGAAGATTTAGGAAAAATTCATGCAGATTACTACTGGCAAATGCAATTGGGTATGATTGCAAGTGCAGTTGACTTCGGTTACTTTGTTAGTTATGACAAACGTATGCCAGGTACTCACAATCTATTCATAGCTCACATAGAACTTGAAGATATACAAGAAATCATTGATGAAAAACTATATTACGCAAATGAGCTATTGCAATCAATTGTCAAAGAAATGTAATCTTTTATAATTATTTTTGCAATATTGAAAATAAAGTTTGCATATATAAAAAACGTGTGTATATTTGTATTATGGAAAACGGAAAAAATATCAGCATTTCAATTTACACACACAGAGAACTTGTAATTGAAGCATCTGCATTTATTAACGAAAATAGAAAATCATCTTATATGGGTGTTAAAGGCAATAATTCATACTACAATATAAATGGTGTTGTATGGGAAGTTTGGCAAGATGCTTGTGGAAATTATCCTACGAGCGAAGGTATATTAGTAGAAAATTTTAAACTAAATCAAACGGGGCTTTAATTAGCCCCTTAAAAATAAAACGATATGAAAAAGACAATCATTCAAAATTTCCCAAGTAAAGCTGATGCTTTTGAGTGGGTAATGTTTAAGATGTTGGATGCAACAGTAGGCAACATCAAAACAACTGAGCAATTTAGAGATAACGACGCTATCATTGGTGAAGATGAAGATGTTATTTATGTAGGGATTTATAACGTAACCGAAAATGTTTAATTTAATTTTGTTATTCGTTTACATTTGTTGTGTTGGGTTTTTATTTATGATATACTTTACACTTAAAAAAGAACCAAGCGAAGCAACACGCCAAGAATTTATCGACGTTAACGATATGCCTGACTGGAAGCCATTGAACCCAGTTGCAAAGAGAAGTAATCAAGCATTGAAAAAAATGTACAAAGGGAATATGAGGGGCAATTTGGTATGAGAGACACGGCAGTACAATGGTATCATAAGCAAATAGGATTTTTATTCCAACAATGGCATAATCATCAAATAACTATTTCTGAGTTTCATTTTAAAAGACTTGAATTGCAGCATCAAGCCAAAGAAATAGAGAAGGAGCAGATAATCAATGCAGTTGATGAAGGAATAAGTCAAGGATATGGCAAATATATTGATACAGAATGGGGCAGAGAAAATGATTGGAAAGCAGAACAATACTACAACGAAACATACGGAGGTAACAAATGAAAAGTTTTCTAATAGTAAACCAAGTTAAGCAACGACTTGAAAACAGCACTAAAATGCGTGACGATGATTCGTTATTGATTGCCGATATTTGGCGTGAAGAACTTGCAGAACTTGGTGCAAAATCTGTCTACGATGTTTTAAACGCTATTGCTGGTCGAATGGTGACATCTCCTGAATCTATCAGACGGTCAAGGCAAAAAGTACAACAAGACAATGCAAATCTTCGTGGTAACGTTTACAACCAACGTCACGCAAAAGAAATAGAAGTTTTAAAAGAATTAGGTTATGAAAAGAATATTTAAAAATTATTTAGATTGGGAATGTTATAAAAATGGTTTGTATAGAACTACTTGGAATAATGAAGATTATTTAATTTTAAAAGCAAAAGACTTATTATCAAACCCTGAATTATTTAAAAGTATTGGTCAAAAAATGATAGATACTTGGGTTAATTCTACTGATGTACATTTAACTAATAAAGAGTGCAATCGCAAAGCGTGGGTAGGTCAAGCAAGTTGTTGTTATTATGCAAATGTGCCTGAAATATTAACTTGTATTGCTTGGAATAAACTTACTGAAAAGCAACAAAAAAGAGCAAATTTAATCGCAAAAGGATTGATAGAAAATTACGAAAAAAAATATAAACAAGATGGGCAAATTAAACTTACATTATAACGTATTAAAAGCAGCACAAGAAAGAATATCAAAAACATTTGATGAGTTTGATAAAATATATCTTTCATTTAGTGCTGGGAAAGATAGTACAGTTATGTTGCATTTAGTAATGCAAGAAGCAATTAAAAGAAATAGAACTATTGGATTAATGTTAATTGATTTAGAAGGTCAATATAAACTTACAATAGACCACGCACAAAGATGTTTTGATATGTATGAAAAAAACATAGAAAAATATTGGGTGTGTTTACCTATTCATTTACGAAATGCAGTTTCAGTATTTGAAACACATTGGGTTTGTTGGGATAAAAATAAACAAGAAAATTGGGTTAGAGAACAACAAAAAAATTCAATTGTAGATTATAACTATTTTCCATTTTTTCACGAAGGTATGGAATTTGAAGAATTTGTACCTGAATTTGGTAAGTGGTATGGTCAAGGTGAAAAGTGTGCTTGTTTTGTAGGTATAAGAACTGATGAAAGTTTAAATCGATATAGAACTATTGCAAGTAAAAATAAAAAAAGATACCAGGATTATCAATGGACTACATTAGTAACAAGTGAAGTTTATAATATTTATCCTATTTATGATTGGAAAACTGCTGATTTATGGAAATGGCATTTTGATAATCCCAGTTATCCACATAACAAACTATATGATTTAATGCATAAAGCTGGATTAAAGCCATCTCAAATGAGAATTTGTCAACCTTATGGTGATGACCAAAGACGTGGGTTATGGTTGTTTCATTTAATTGAACCTGAAACTTGGGCAAAAGTTGTTTCACGTGTAAATGGTGCAAATAGTGGTTCTTTATATGTTAATGAAAGTGGAAATGTTAATGGTTATAGAAAAATAAATAAACCTGAAGGACATACCTGGCAATCTTTTGCAACATTATTAATTAATTCTATGCCACCTAAAACAAAAGAACACTACGAAGGTAAAATTAGTGTATTTGTTAAATGGTGGATTGATAGAGGTTATCATGAAGGAATACCTGATGAAGCAGACCATAAATTAGAAACTGATAAAAAAGTACCAAGTTGGAGAAGAATATGTAAATCATTATTAAGAAACGATTATTGGTGCAAAGGTTTATCATTTACGCAACATAAAAGCGATGCCTATGAAAAGTATTTAGATTTACAAAAAAGAAGAAAAGAACAATGGAATTTAAAATTATTTTAAATATGATATTCAATGATAAAGTTTTGGAATTAGCAAGTGAACTTGTTACCCAAGTAGAACAATTAGATTTACATTCAAAAGTTGATGTAATAAATAGAATTAAATTAATGTTACACAAAATTAGCCCTATGAATACAGAACCAGTTGATTGTGTTTTATGGATTCGAAATGATAGTGTATTTGCAAATGATTATAATCCAAATAGTGTTGCACCACCTGAAATGAAATTATTAGAACATTCAATTTCCGAAGATGGATATACACAACCTATTGTAACATTTAAGCAAGAATTAGGTAGAGAAGTTGTAGATGGATTTCATAGACATAGAGTAGGTAAAGAAAGTAAAAAAATACAATCAAGAATACATGGATATTTACCAGTTGTAACAATTAATGAAAATAGAACTGATAAAGGTGATAGAATTGCAGCAACAATAAGACATAACAGAGCAAGGGGTAAACATAAAGTAGATGCAATGAGTGAAATTGTAATTGATTTAAAACGCAGAAATTGGAGTGATGATAAAATTGCACGAGAACTTGGAATGGATGCAGACGAAGTATTGCGATTATGTCAAATTTCAGGACTTGCAGAAATGTTTGCAGACCACGAATTTTCACAAGCATGGGAGATAGAAAGTATTCAAGATGATGATAATATTTTAATAGAAGAAGAAAATATTTAGTATATTTGTATTTATTAGAATGTCGCATATTCTAATGTTTAAGACCTTATACCCTATTGACTAAATACGAGATGCGACCTTGTATTTGGTTGGTGGGGTTTTTTTATGCAAAAAGATTCAATAATAATATATCGCTCGTTTTACGAAGCAATTAAAGATTTACCAAAAGAACTACAAGCAGATGCTTGGCAGTGTATATTTGAGTATGGGTTAAATGACAATCAACAAGAATTAACTGGTATAGTTAGTACTGTTTTTAAACTTATTAAACCACAATTAGATGCAAATAAAAAGAGGTTTGAGAATGGTCAAAAAGGTGGTAGACCGAAAACCGAATCAAAACCAAACAATAACCTAACTATAACCAAAGCCGAACCTAATGTAAATGATAATGTAAATAATAATAATAATGTAAATAAAAATAAAAGATTTATTAAACCAACTATTGAAGATATTAAAAAAGAGTTTCCAACTTTTAACGCTGAACATTTTTATAACTACTACGAAAGCAATGGCTGGATGGTAGGAAGAAACAAAATGAAAGATTGGAAAGCAACGGTAAAGAATTGGATTGCAAAAGATTACAATCAACAAACACAAGTTACAACAATCAAACCTAAATTTGGGACATTAAACGATGATTAATAGAGAAAGTTATATAATAGGATGCTTTATACAAGACAAAGCAACACACGTATTTTTACCTAAAATAAAACCATATTGGTTTGAGGGGTGGAATAAAGAAATAATTGAGTTTATGCAATTATCATATCTTAACAACAACCCTATAGACTTGGTAAGTTTGGCACGTCAATTTAAAGGCAAAGCATATGAGTTAACACAATTTACAAATTCATACGCATATAGCACCGATTTAAAGCATTATCTTTTTGAATTGGATATAGAGTATAAGAAAACGCAATTGATTGCAAAATTGAGTGATTTAAATACGTTAAACACATTAGATTTGATTTTAAAAGATATTGACTTAATAATTCAAGAGGCAAATATAACAATTGACAAAGAACCATTGCCAATGTCAAAGGTGACTGCAAAGGTTGTTGACCAATTAGAAGAACAAATGAAACGAGGTGAGAAGTTAATGGGTATCACAACGGGTTGGAAAATGTTAGACAAGTATATTGGTGGTTGGAATAAAGGTAATTTAGTTATCATTGCTGGTCGACCTGGCTCAGGTAAAACTGCAATTGCGTTATCTCTGACAATAAGTGCAAGTGAAACTGCAAAAGTTTTATTTATGAGTTTAGAAATGAGTAGCGAAGAACTAAGTAAGCGTTATATTTCATTCTTTGCCAACATAGAAAATTACAAAATACGTGGTGGTAATTTAAAGACAAATGAACACGAACATATTTCACAAACTTTGTACCGATTGAAAAATGATTTTTTTGTAGACGATGATACAAAAACAACGATTGCAGATATTAGAGTAAAAGCACAATTTCACAAAGCAAAACACGGTTTGAATATTTTAATTATAGATTACTTGCAATTAATTAAAGGAACGAAACAAAATCGAGAACAAGAGATTGCTGAGATTTCACGTAACTTAAAAATAATTGCTAAGGATTTAGGCATTACGGTGATTGCATTAGCACAGTTAAGTAGAAAGTGCGAAGAACGTGCAGACAAAAGACCAATGCTTTCAGATTTACGTGAATCAGGTTCAATTGAACAAGATGCAGATTTAGTGATGTTTCCCTTTAGACCACAATATTATATGCAAGAACAAACAGATGTTGAAACCGATTGCGAATTGATTATAGGCAAGAATAGACACGGCAGCACAATAACTATTCCAATGTCATTTGAAGGTAAGTACACACGTTATAAAGAAATTTTATGATAGATTATTACGTAGAATATCTAAAAGCCAAACGTCAGGTACGATATTTAGAAAACAAAGTAGAAGTAAGCGAACGCAACTACCAAAAAGAAATACAACGCTTAAAAGAAATGATTATAAACCCCATCCACAAAATGAACAAGAACAAAGAACTAACAGAAATTTTGCAAAAGGTTTGTGATGCCAGTGGTATAATGCCACACGACATAATTTCCAAAAACAGAAAGCGTGAAATAGTTATTGTACGTCAACTATTTTGCTATATTACTGTAAAATATTTTAACTACACATTAAAGAACGTAGGTAATTTTTTAATTCGTGACCATAGCACCGTTATACATAGCGTAAACGCTTACACAGATTATCTACAAATGAGATACAAAAACGAAACTGCAATATATGAGGATGCAAAAAACCTTTTATCAATTAGTGATGGAGAAAAATAAGTACCAAGAAGTTTACTGCCTAAATTCTGAAGAAGAAGTTGCGTACTATAAAAAAAAAGCAGAGAAAAATGGATATAAATTTGTAGAATTGAAAAAAATATAGTAATATTTGCACATCAAAAATAATATACTGATAGAAGTAGCAACATCAGAATGGCTTTATAAGGCGAGTAAAACAATATCGCCACTATTCCACGACGATTTAGCTCAGCATCTTTTACTTATATTATGTGAAATGCCTGATGATAAGTTAATAAAGGTTTACAACGATGGTTATATTAAATTGTTTTGCATCAAAATAATGTGGTCGCAAAGTTCAACACCACGTCAAAAGTTCTACGACGTTATGAAGCCGATTGGATTATTTGATATTGAAAATGTGCAAATCGAATATTTAAACACTATTGACGATGCAATTGAAAAGGAAAACAAATATAAACTCATTGAGAATGTAGTCAGCAAAAATAAATGGTACGAACGGGAAATATTTACAATGTGGTCAAATGGGGAATCGGCAAGGTCTATTCATCGAAAAACCAAAATAACATTGCGTGAAGTACTAAGGGTAATAAAAGACATTAAAAGACAAATCATAAACGAATATGAATAAACTAAAAGCATTTTATATTCGCCTGATGAAATACCACGATATAGACAAAACAATAAAACACCAAATAACGAAAGACTATGAATTTATTAAAAATCATTTTTGTTTGCCTACTCGTAACGATGGGCTACAAAGCAAGGGAATTAAAAGAGAAGGACGAAATAACCTACCTAAATAACAAAATAAACACTTTACAACAACAACTAACAAATGTATTCACTTATAGAAATAATTGGGATATCGAGTCTCTCAATAATCATTGCTACAGTTATGACACCACAACTACCAAGTAAATTAAGAATTAAACCATTGACTTGTGAAAGTTGTATAGCATTTCATTTAGGGCTTGGATATTTTTTTATCACTTGGGGTTTGGCCTGTGTAATACCAGCATCAATATGCTACATTTTAGCTTACAAATTATATAGAATATGAAAACCGAACACATAGATTTTATTTTAGGAGTTGAGCAGTATTTAACTGCATTTAGAAAAACGATGGTCATGAGAATGCCACCAGCCGACGAAAACAAAGTACGGGCAATACATCAAGAAGTAATGGGAAATCCAATACCAATGTGTGGTAGTTGTTTTGTAGACTCATTTACGTCACTTGTAATTAAGGCAAGGTATGAAAAAGAAACACAAATACCAACTTTGCAAGATGTAGAAAACAACGCTTTAATTTTAGCACAATTAGCCGACGATGAACAAAAGCCAAAACGTAGAAAGAAATAGTTTTAACGGAACTTGGAACGATGCCAAATGCTTCGAACACGAAATGAAGTTATCTATCAATATGGATAATCAAGGTTATGTTTCGATGTTTGAAAACACGGCTAAAAAAATAAGAGAGATAACCAATGCAAAATCTTTCACAGACTGCGGTGGTGGTATGGGTGTCTATGCCTATGCAATGCGTGATATACTTAACAAGTACTATGACTTATCACCCTTACATTGTGAGTATGCCAGTAAATATATTCCTAAAGAGAAAATTATTCAAGGAGACTTCACAACGCTTAAAATAGATGAGAAGGAATTGGTATCGTCAATTGAAGTAATGGAACATATAGAAGATGAAAAACTAATTCCATTTTTAACAAACTTAGAATGCAAGTATTTTCATTTTAGTAGCACACCACACAAAACAGATTTTGATGTTGAGTGGGGGCATATTAACATAAAACAAGAAAACGAATGGATAAAACTATTTGAGCAATGTGGTTTTAAATATCATAGCAATGTAGATTTACCAACAACTTGGAGTTTATTATTTAGCAAATGAAAAAACACACAAAGATTTATATGGACTATTTCGGATATCATTTAACTGATTGGATTCCGTGTGAAATTTGTGGCAATGCTGGTAATGATATTCATCACGTAGAATGTCGTGGAATGGGTGGAACTAAAAAAGAAGAAACGATTGAAAACTTAATGTGTCTTTGTAGAGGTCATCATATTGCCTACGGCGATAAGAAAAAACACAAAGAGATGCTCAAAGAAGTACATTTGAATTTTATGAAACATAATGGAAAATAAACAAGCATACATAGTCCAATATTCAACTGGTAGTTACGATGACTATTATCAAGAATTAATATTTGTTACATACGACAAGCAAAAAGCAATAGACTATTGCAAAAAGTTTAATGCTATATTAGATAAGTGGTTCAGATATTATGATGAATTGCTTAAAGGTTTAACATAT